TTAACATAGAATAACCTTCGTCCAATCTTTTCCTCTATCGTCATGGTAGTGAGCTGTCTGTTTAGGCGACTTATGACCTAAAAGTTTCTGTGTATCTAGCCCTTGGGCGTTATAAAGTCGTTCTGCTAACGATCGTTGTTCGTGAAAAGTTGCAGGCGAGCCCTCTCTCCAATCAATGTCGGCTCTGTCTCGTGCTTTGCTAAAGTTCATTGTTATTGTATTTGATTTCACCTTAGCACCGCGTTCGGCCTGTGATGTAGCGCGAAAAAAATGGATCAGATAAGGGCTTACTGCGTAATCGCGACAGCGCGCTACAACTTCCCTGAGACTCCAGTCAATCGCATTTAATCTCAACGACAAGGGAATTGCGATTTTGCTCCCGGTTTTTTCTTGAATGATGTGCAGATGGTCTTCCCATATATCGCTAAATTTCATGTTTGAAATATCACCTAGTCGCTGGCCAGTCACAAGGCCAAAAGCATCGCGTTACCCATATATTGATGATTGCTGTCAGCAATTTTGAATATCTTCTGCCACTCTTCCAGATTGAGGCGTTGGCGGGTAATGCGGCGGCGCGGCTGCTTTGTCGCAATGGCAGGGTTGAATCCTGGAGGAACCTCTCCATAATGTTGCGCTTCTTTAAATACATCGATTAAAACTGAGCGTATTACCTGCGCCATTCTCGGTTGACCATCTGAAACATAGACCTCCAGTATTTCAGCTATATCCCGCACATTTACCGACGAGATTAGCTTCGTACCTACACGCTCACGAAGCAAAGCTACTGGTTTTGCTTTTTGCTTAAAGGTATTCAGCTTGATATCGCCACTTTCCAGTCTTTCACTTTGGATCTTCCAGTAACGGTCAAGCCAAGTGTTTGCGGTTATAACTTTACCTTTGCTTGTCGCGATTTTGTCGCTGATCGCCATGATCTGCCGAGAACGCTGTTCTGCGAGTCGAGTATTAGCCTCAGTAGCAATGGCTATAGCCTCTGCTTCATCGGTACCGAGTGCATGAAATTTACCCGTAATAGGGTGTTTATAACGCCAGTGAACCTTGTTGACCTTCCGGCTATACAGAGGATATAGATTCGGTACGCTTACATTATTTTTACGGGGTCTGGCAGCCATCGTTAAGGATCCTTAATAACTTTTGTGAATCAGAATTCTTGATAATGGGCGAAGCTAATTCCCCAACCAATTCCGCATCTTCACGTACACGCCACAACCTCCCTTGCTTCATCGCTGGTGGCGAAAAAAGGTTTTGTTTTGCATAACGACGAAGAGTGGAAAGACTGGGTGGATTGCTGCGATATTTATCTGTTGCCCATTCCTCAAGCGTCAACATCTGAATCATGGTCGGTTCTCCGCTACCGGCTGCAACCGGCTATTTCAATCGGTACGCACATGACGAGCACCCGTGGCGGGCGCCGTCGTTAAAGCTGATACAAATCTTTGGTTCGCTGGTGGCCGGAGCCACCTGCTTGATTATTCTGTCCGGTACCAGCACCGGCATCTGTTCGTGTTGCCGCGAGTAATTTAGCGAACATGTTTACTTCCCCGCAGCTCGTTCAACTGCTGGCAATCCACGCATGTTTTGCAGCCGGGAACAGCAGCGCGGCGTGCTTCAGGAATATCCACGCCACACGCTTCGCACTGCTCCGCTGAAACAGCGTCACGGTCGATGCGTATGCGCTGTATGGCGTGCTCCATGTTGAGCTCTACCAGGGCGTTGGCCTGGTCGATGATTTCTGCTGCCATCACTCACGCCTTCCATTGTTATCCGCTACAAACGAGCCCGAGCTGATGGTTGCTAGCAGTCGCTGCCCTGCAGCTTTCTGAGCAGGAACGCTCGCAATGACAGTTGCTCTTTCTTTCTCGGTGCTGGCGCAGATGCCTGACCAGTTAGAAATCAGGAAGAAGTTTTCCAGATCAGCCATAGAGGCTTCATCAACTAACTCATCGATCATCAGCACAACCGCATGCACCGGTTTACGTTTAAGCAATTCCTGAATGGCATAGCCGAACGCGTTGATCATGACTGCATGGAACTGGATGTAATCGCGTTTATATTCCGCCGGCGACACGCCGTGCCTTATACCTTCCATCGCAGTCATTTTTAGCCAGGCTTCCCAAAGGTCATAAACATCACCTTCAGACAGGGAAGAGTCGCCCGCGCTTTTAAACTTCGCCGTTGCGTCACTCAGTGCTTTGAAACTGATCCACAGTTCGCTTTTTGCGGGCACAACGTTGTGTTCGAAGTCAGTCACCTCAGAAAATATGCTGTGCGTTCTGAGGAAAGTGATCATGCTCTGGGCAATAGTGTCCCTGCTGTTGTATGCCATGTTGATGGCAGCAGATGGCTTCGAAACGTTATTGTTGATATCGGAAAAGAACTGCTGGCGCGTCTTGAGTGGAAGTTGCAGCGTCATCATCAGAGGCACAAACAGTGTCTCGCCATGCGTTCGGCAAAACTGAGATATGCCGGCCGCGCGATGCTGGCCATCAAACAGCTTGATGATCGCGTCCATGGGGAAACGGACTATCCCCAAGTTGCTATTCCCAACCTCAGTGAATTCCACATCAGATTCGCAGTTGCCGACCAGGGGCGGAATGATGAACGGTTCTTTGTTCTCATGGGCGGAAACGAGGTAGTCGTAAAACTTCCTCACCCGGCTTTTGCTAATTTCACGCTGTGAGCGTTCCAGGGTGTGCCCAAAGTTGTCGGATGCAAGAATGCGGGTTAGCGTGCGGCCCGGAACGGTCATCAAAAGCACTCGTGTATCGCCCTGCATTCCATAGGACGCAGGGAACTCGAAGTAATATTCCATGCTGGATTTGCTCACGACTGCACCTCCGTTTTGCTACGAAGCTGGGCGGCGAATTCGCAGAGGTTGATTGAGCCTTCTTCCGGGTAATCCGCGGAGGAAACATTCAGACCGTGAGTTTTACTTCCGTCATCGTTTTCCACTTCGCCAACCCACAAAATCACGTCTGTAAAATCCCCGTATGCAAAGCCGCCATCACCACCCTGAGAACAAATGCACTCAACCGCGTCAGCATCCAGGTGTATTTGCTTTGGCATCAACATATAACCTTCAGGGATGGCATTTGCTGCCCCTTCCGCCCGCAGAGATCCTAGGAATGCATCAGTGGCTGGGGTTTCTTCGAGTACGTAGCAAACATCATCATTGCTGCATGGATCATCTTTGCCACAACCCACGCAGAAGTGGACTGATTCGCTGTGAGTTTTAATAGCCGACTTCATCAGAGCATTCTCTCCTGCCAGCTGCTTTGCCTCGTTCCGCGATTCGCACAGCACCACGAACTGAACATCGAGACGGTCTGCCATAGCGGCCATTAACTTTGCTGCTGCTGGTGGCAGAGTAGGGGCAGTCACTCTGGCTTCGGCGATCAGCTCTTTGGCATTCATTCGCATGTTGGTATCTCCTGCGCGCTGCAACGCGCGATTTTTGGTTGCACGAATCCCTTGCCAGCTGGCGATTAATAAAATGGATTCGCTTTAATAAACGCCCGGAACAGAGTAGGGCGCTTAATGAAGCGGGCGGCTGCAACCGCCCTGGTATCTCCACACAGATGTAAGCGCGCTCCGAGGAGTTTGCATTAACGACCAGACACTTGAGGGAGAGTGCCGGAGCGCGCTTGCATCTATGCGAAAAAAGTGCGGCACCCTCACGGGTAAGGATCCGGTGTCGCCAATGACTACACGTTGCATTTATTCTTTGTGGTGCCGGGTGCCTCCCGGTGATCGCATCCAGTTACTTGCGATCGGGTACCAAACCACCTTATAAAAACCTTGTTAACTGTCCCGCGCGCGCTGAGCCGCACTCACCACAACGGGGAGAGCACTGCGTAACCTGGCACCGAACTGACCGCCGGTCGGTTTGTACTGGATTCTTCCCCAGCCACTGGTCCGGACAACGAAACTTCTATGTGCCTTCCAACCAATGCTCTCTCCTGTTATGTGCCTGTCTTTTCACCACATCAGGCTCGGTGGATCCTGGTTATTCCCCAACAACGAGGATTCGGTTAATCTGGATATCCCCAACAACGAAAGGAGTTTTTATGCAGTGCGATGACTATGAAGAGCGGCACATGCCTCCTTACAAGAGGCCTGAACCACCGCCAAAACCTGATAATTCTGACTGAGGTGAGACATGTCCCGACATGAACTGGTGTTTGATATTCACTATTCGTATTATCTCGAAAAAATGTTTGCGACCTTAACGGGACGCATTGATCGAATAATGACTTTTCTGATTATCTTGTCGGGGTGTGGAATATTTGTTTCCGTATCTGGCTATGCTTGGTTTGGTGCCTTTGTAGCCGCCTTATCAATAAGCCAGGTTGTATTCCAATTTTCCAGAGCATCGGGTGTGGCTGCTGAGCAAGCTCGCCTGTACCTTGAACTCATCACAGACGAGAATCCTCTTAGTGATGAAGAGTTGTTTGAGCGTTTTAAACGCCTTCAAAACTCGGACTCAAAACCATGGGGATGTCTAGAATTACCCGCGCAAAAAAGAGCAACTATTGCGTTGGAGTTGGTAGACACCACACGATTACTCACTAAAGAAGAAAAACTCGCTGCGTGGTTCGCTGGAGATCTTCCGAGGTAAACATATGTTTGAAAGAGCTGGTGGACATAAGCCATCAAACCCAAGACCTCCACAACCAATAAAGCCAAATCCACCAAAGCAGCAGGCTTAATCGTTGTTGGTTACCCAGATTGTTAAAGAGCAAAGCGTCCTGTGGGGCGCTTTTTTTGTTACCTTTGCTAGTTTCGTCAGCATCCTGCTGTCAACTCGTAACGCATGTGCCATACGCCGTGAATTAAAAGATAATCAGAAATTGCGAGTAGCGCAACTACAATTTGCACAATGCGCAATTAAGGGGGCAAAAAAAGACCTCAAAATGAGGTCATTTGGAGTCAGGTGATTAACCGTGACGCTTGAAGGATTGGGACTGGCTTATGAGCACTTTCCCGAAGATATGAAAGCGATGCTCATTTTCTTTGTCTATGTTCCATTCTCGATACTTCGGATTGTCAGAAATAACGAGGAGCTGGTCAGGGATCATTTGTAAACGTTTGACGTATATTTTCCCATCAAATCCAAAGACATATATACCATCACCATCAAATTCATTAACGTTCACATCTACGAAAATTAAATCGCCTGGCTCGATAGTTGTGGCCATGCTATCCCCACGAACGTTAATCACTTTAACGGCAGAGGATGTTCTACCCCCGAACATAGTCAGTGCCTGATCGCTGCTGTACTCGATCGCATGGATAACATCAATTACATCGCTTCCCTGTATATGACCCTTGCCAGCACTAGCACTCACATCAAGTACCTCGACTCTAAACACATCAATATCCTTTCGGTTTGATGAATCATTTTTACTGTTTATAAATACAGTAGACTCATTTTCCGAAGAAATAAATAGGTCAGGAAGGCTGACGTTCAAAGCATGAGCAAGGCGGTTAAGTGTCTGTTCAGAAAACTGCTTTTGTTTACCGGTTTCAAGCCGGGAAATATTGGCAGCATCCACCCCCACAGCATCAGCGAGCTGTGTGATTTTCATGTTCTTCGCCAGGCGAAGTTGTCTGATGCGATTTCCTATGTTCATGCGCCCATTACATGTTCTTTTTGCGCCTCATGCAAAGCAACTTGCGCAATCTGCCAGCATGAAATAATATGCGCATTACGCAAATTAAGGAGGTTTTATGCAATCACCATTAAGAAAATTGCGTAAGTCGCACGGCATGACTCTTTCGCATGTCGCGATTAACGTACAGGTTGACCCGGCAACGCTTAGCCGAATCGAAAGATGCGAACAGGTTCCATCAGTTGAGCTTGCCGAGCGCCTTGCCCTCTTTTTCCAAGGCGAGATTAGTGAATTACACATTCTCTACCCGAGCCGTTATCCATCTAAAGACGATCTCGGTGGTGATGCTGACTCTACTGTCAAAGCCGCCATTTGATAACTACCAAAGGTAAAACAAGATGGTAGAGCACACCTTAAAGACTGTTGTGAAGGCGATGTGTAAAGCCTACCCGGGCGGACGCGAGGCGATGGCTGGCGCGCTTGGCATGAGCGTGACGCAGTTCAACAACAACCTGTACGAGAAGAACGGCTGCCGTTTCTTTGAGGCCTCCGAGCTGGAAGCCATGGAGGACATCTCGAACACCTCTTGCCTGGCTGACTACTTTGCCCGGCGCCGCGGATGCCTGCTGGTGGAACAGCCGAGCATGGAGGACCTCGATCGCGTTGACCTTTTCAGCCGTTCGATGAGAACAGCAGCAGCGCGCGGGCACGTCGACCAGATCATTCAGCAGGCGCTGGAAGATGGAGTGATTGAGCAGGATGAAGCCGAAGAAATTATGGAATATCACCGCCGCCACATGGCCGCGCGTGAAGAAGAAATTGCCGCGATTATCGCGCTTTTCAGCCGCAAAAAGAAGTGACGCCAGCGGGTTGCAGCCCCTGGCGTCGTGGCGTGTCGATCAAAGTGTGGAGATACCTACGCATGAACAGTTTAACAACACAGTACCGCAGGTCGCAACTTGTAGCGCTTCCTGTTACCGGCGGTAAAGGCCCGGTGCAGTTCGTGTATGGGGTAAGAGTACAGGGCGCTGTTGAGCCTGTCAGCTACCCGTTTGCTGAGTGGGTTGTAGGTGATTTTAACAGCCAGGCGGAGAAAACCGAATGCGAGAAGTCGACAGGTGGTTCCGTGACAGAAGAGGCATCCCTGTCCGTGTCATTCGGTGGGAGCCAGAATCGCGCCGCGTTATCTATCTGCGGAGTGACTACCCCCACGAATGCTTCAAACCACTCCAAATTTTCAAGCGCGATTTCAGAGAAATAAAGGACGACCATGAGCACTAAATTACAAGGCTATGTCTGGGACGTTTGTGCCGCAGCTGGCATGAAGCTGACCAGCGTTGCCATCATGGCGCGTCTGGCCGACTACAGCTCTGATGAAGGCGTGTGCTGGCCTTCTATCGAGACTATCGCCCGCCAGCTTGGCGCGGGTGAAAGCACCGTGCGTACGGCGATCGGTAAGCTTGAGCAGGATGGCTGGCTGTCACGTCAACAGCGCCGCAAAGGCAACCGTAACGCGTCGAACGTCTACCAGCTCAACGTGCAAAAGCTTCAGGCCGCTGCCTTTTCTCACCTGTCAGAATCTGACACCTCAAAATCTGACGGGTCAAATTCTGACGCCTCAAAATCTGACGCGTCGAAATCTGGCAAAAACGGCGGTTTTCACCCGTCAGAATCTGAGGGGGATCCGTCAGTAAATTCAAAACAAGATCCATCAGATAAAAATCAAAACCCTTTCTGTCCGGTTGCTGCGCAACCCGACGATGCCGTGATGGTTACCGACCAGGCTAAACAGGTTCTCACTTACCTGAACCAGCAAACCGGATCGCGGTACCAGGTTTCGAAGACGTCGCTGGAACACATCCGGGCTCGCCTGGGTGAAGGGTTCAGCGCTGAAGAGCTGAAGCTTGTCGTGGATTACACCAACGAGAAGTGGAGCGCAGATTTGCAGATGGCGACATACCTGCGCCCGACGACGCTTTTCCTGCCGAGCAAATTCCCTGGCTACCTGCAGGCCGCGACGAAGTGGAACGAAGCAGGGCGCCCGGCGCGCCGCAACGGCGAATGGGTCAGCAGCACCGCTTCCCGCGCGACATTCCAGAACGTCGATTACTCGCTGCCGCAAAACTCGGGGTTCCGCTCATGATGGCTGATACGGCAGCAGCACTGCCAGTGGCAGAACCGGCGCCGCGCGTATGGCAGCGTCCGTTCCTTAAATGGGCTGGTGGAAAATATTCCTTGCTGCCTGAACTGGATCTCCTTATCCCGGCGGGTGCCCGGCTGATTGAGCCGTTTGTCGGGGGCGGGTCGGTTTTCCTCAACTCCGATAAGCATGAAGGCTTCCTGCTGGCAGATGCCAATCCGGATCTGATTAACCTCTATCAGATGCTTGCCGTAGTGCCAGATCAGGTAACGCAGCTGGCGCGCCAGCTGTTTGCCGAAATGAGTGACGAGCCGGGTTACTTCGCCGTTCGCCAGACATTCAACGCGCAGCAGATGACCGGACCGGAGCGCGCCGCCGCTTTCCTGTACCTGAACCGCCACTGCTTTAACGGCCTGATCCGCTACAACCGCGCCGGCGAGTTCAACGTCGGCTGGGGTAAAAAAACTGGCCCGTATTTCCCGGATAAAGAGCTGCTCGCTTTTGCTGCTGTGGCGCACAACTGCGTTTTCATGAACGCCGGTTACCGCCGCACGCTGTCGCTGGCGGGCGAGGGTGATGTCGTTTACTGCGATCCTCCGTATGAGCCGCTGCCGGGCACGGCAGGGTTTACCAACTATGCCGCTGGCGGTTTCGCATGGGCTGACCAGTTGGCGCTGGTGGAATCCTGTGTTGCGGCGCATCAGCGCGGCGCGCGGGTGGTGATCAGCAACTCAACGGCGCCAAGGCTTATCGAGCTTTACGAGCAGCACGGCTTCACGCTGCATCACGTCAGTGCCCGCCGCTCAATTTCCAGCAAAGCCAGCACGCGAGAAAACGCTGCTGACATCGTGGCCATTCTCTGAGGAGGCAGTGTGAAAAAGAATCTGTTAACAGCCCGCCAGCAGCAAATACTCAGTCTGATTGTGGCTTTCCATAAGGAGCATGGGATCCCGCCGACGCAAAAGGAAGTTGCCGAACTGATGGGCGCAGCATCGCCGAACGCGGCAACTGAAGTGCTGCGATCTCTCCAGCGTAAAGGCGCTCTCACCCTTTTACCGGGTGTGTGCCGCGGCATCTCCATCAGCAGCCAGGGCGTAGAAGATGAAGCAGTTTCGCTGCTGCGCTCGCTGGTGGCCGGTGAAGAACATGCGAGAGACCAGGCGATGTCTTTCCTGAAAATGCGCGGGGTTGCGGTATGAAACTCATGCTGCCATTTCCCCCGAGCGTGAACACTTACTGGCGCGCTCCGAATAAGGGGCCGCTGAAAGGCCGCCATCTCATCAGTGCTGCTGGTCGTGCATTTCAGAGCGCAGCCTGTGCGGCAATCATCGAGCAGCTACGCCGCCTGCCGAAGCCTTCGACCGAGCCCGCAGCAGTAGAGATCCTGCTTTTCCCGCCTGACGCGCGCCGTCGGGACATCGACAACTACAACAAGGCCCTTTTTGATGCGCTGACGCATGCCGGCGTATGGGAGGACGACAGTCAGGTGAAAAAGATGCTGGTGGAGTGGGGGCCGACAGTGAAGGGCGGAAGGGTGGAGATCACGATCACCAGGTATGAACCAACAGCGGTTGCAGCCGCTTAACGGAGATACACATGCAACAGATGAACGCAGTACCCGCTTTTACCCCGGCGGCGATGATGCCGGGAGAGGAACTGGCGATGAGCAGCCAGGAGATCGCCGATCTGGTTGAATCACGTCACGATAGCGTCAAACGGACAGTAGAGCGACTGGCAGAACGCGGAGTTATTCAACTTCCACCATTGGTGGAAGTTGCCAATCACCTAGGTCAGGCCGTCGCCGTGTACCAGCTTTGTAAGCGAGACAGCTATGTCGTTGTGGCTCAGCTCTCGCCAGAGTTTACCGCCCGCCTGGTTGACCGCTGGCAGGAGCTGGAAAGCCAGCAGGCGATGCAGGTACCGAAATCCCTGCCGGAGGCTCTGCGCCTCGCCGCTGACCTTGCTGAGCAGAACCAGCATTTTAAACACGAGCTTGCCGCTGCGGCGCCGAAGGTGGAATTCGTGGATCGCTATTGCTCTGCGGGTGGCTCAATGTCTTTCCGCCAGGTGGCGAAGCTGCTTAACGCCAAAGAGCCTGAGTTTCGCATGTTCCTAATCGATAACAGGATCATGTATCGCCTCGGCGGGGTGCTGACGCCGCACCACCAGCACATTGAAAACGGGCGCTTTAAGGTGAAAACCGGCAGCAGCACCGAAAACAATCATGCATTCAGCCAGGCGCGCTTTACGGCAAAGGGGATCCAGTGGGTCGGCGGCCTGTGGGCTGCACATAAGGCGCAGGGAGCTGCGAAGTGAGGGTGCTGCTCAATCCGATCGTCGTGGCTGAGCTGGGTCTCGTCATGTTCAGGCCGGGCGCCAGCCTGCTGATGCATTTCCGCCGCGGGCGTATGCTGCTGGAAAATGAGCCGGAACGCCTGGCGGGTATGCCCAACGGCGAACTGCCACCAGCCAGGCAGCCACTGGCCGAGGATCCTGCGCTCGCTGGTGTTTTTGAAAACGATGCGGTGCTGCGCCGCGCTGGTGGCATCGGTGGGCTGGAAAGCTGGCTGATGGAAAACGGTGGCTGTCAGTGGCCGCATGAGGACTGGCACGCGGAGAACATCACCACGATGCGCCACGCGCCCGGCGCGCTTCGCGTGTGCTGGCACTGCGACAACTTGTTGCGTGAGCAGACTACAGAGCAGCTGGCGCACATGGCGCGGGCGAACTGCGCAGCTTACATCCTTACCACTGCCCGCCGTGAACTGGGTTTCGACGATTCACATACGCTCACCATGCCCGAGTTCTGCTGGTGGCTCGCGCGTAATGGCCTGGCCGATGCCCTTCCTGAAGATGCCGCGCGGCAGGTACTACGTATGCAGAAGCCGGTGATCCGTTCCGTCACCCGCGAAACAGAACTTGTGCCCGGCGAACTCCTCGGACGCGAGATAGTGGAGGAAGTGGCTAAGCAGGTGCTGGCGCTGAATGTCGATCCCGAAACGCCGGAATCCTTCATGCTGCGCCCTAAGCGCCGCCGCTGGGAGAACGAGAAGTACACCCGCTGGGTTAAAACGCAGCAGTGCATGTGCTGTGGCAACCCGGCAGACGACCCCCACCACCTGATAGGCTACGGGCAGGGTGGAATGGGTACGAAGGCGCACGACCTGTTTGTGATCCCGCTTTGCAGAGCGCATCACGACGAGTTGCACGCTGACACCGTGGCATTCGAAGCGAAATACGGCGACCAGTTAGCGCTGCTGTTTAGGTTTTTAGATCGTGCGCTGGAAATCGGCGTATTAGCATGAAAAGTGGAGAAAACATGCGTGATATTCAGATGGTTTTAGAACGCTGGGGTGGTTGGGCTGCGAGTGATAACTCTGGGGTTGATTACTCTCCCATCGCTGCAGGTTTTAAAGGACTTATTCCCCACACCAGTAAAACTCGCCTGTCTTGTTCAGACGATGATGCCTTAGTCATTGAAGGCTGCCTGGCTCGTTTGCAGAAAAAAAGGCCATACGAGCATTCCTTATTAGTGGCCTACTATTTACTTGGCATCTCAAAGCGAAAAATAGCTAAGGCTAGAAAAAAAGATGAAAGGTTAGTACGGATTGAAATTCAAATGGCTGAGGGTTTTATTGAGGGCTGTTTGTCTATGCTCGACGTTAAATTGGAACTCGATGTTTGAAGGGCAGGGGCTGTAAAGCCCCGCCATGGAGTTAGCTTAGTGAGAAGGCGTTAAATGCATCTTTAATTGTTTGAGTCGTATGCTGGTGAACTACGTATGTTTGATTGATTGATTCATTTAATCTTTTTATTGAGTCAAATTCAAATTGATTGATACCTAAGTCTTCATTATTCATTCCTACTTCCATCTTCATGTCGTAAAATAGTGAAAGATGTTGAGGTATAGATCTAGTGCCATTTTTATAATTCTTTGAATTTTTTATTCCCATCATTGACGCAAAAGAAGCAATTGATTTCGGGGTGGGGAAATTGGCTACTTCTCTTTTGTCACCAAAACAATATATGTATATCGCCATCAAATATTTCAAATTTCTAGTTAAACTATTGCTATCTGATATTTTATTTTCTGCAACAGTCTGAAAGATACTAAAGTATCGGAAAAATGTTTCTGTTTCTCTTAATGATAAAGCTCGTATGCTCAACAATTCTTCAAACTGTTTCTCTAGATGGCGACAAATATTTTCATGTTCTAGTGAACAGTTAACCAGCGCCTTCCAGTGGCTTAATGATATATGTATTGCCGTTTGCCCATCTGGCTTGTATGTTTCAGGTAAAGTTAATGTGTATTTGATAAATTTATCCAAGTAAGATTGCGAATTAACAGAATTACCATAAATGTGGTTAACAGATGCTTTAAGTTGTTCGAGATTTGTTATTAATATGAAATATAAGTTTTCTATATCAAATATGTGTTTAATTTTCTCTAGCATTTCAATTGAAAAATTTGGCCTGCATCGGTCTAGCTCATCAATAATTATTACAATTTTTTCGTCTTGGGTTATTTTTTTTATTTTTGATTTAAGGGCGTTGATTTTTTCCTCTGACTCAATATGTCCATTTATTAAGTTTTCGATAGCTGCGTCGCTTGTATCTGTCATTGCTTTTTGAAATTCACTGGAAAGGTCATTAGCCTCTTGTTTTAGAACCCAGCTTACGGTTGCTTTCATGGCAGTGGCTCCCGTGAATTTTATTGCGGGGATGGCTTTTTTTATCAATTCTTTTTTTGCCGGCTCTGGGAGAGCGCCAGCAATTGCAGCTGTTACGGAAAGTAAGGGGTCATTGCAATGATCTTCTTTAAAAGCATCTATATAAATTACTTTTTTTGAAGGGGAAGACTCGATCATGTATGTTTGGAGTTTTAAGCTAAACTCTGTTTTTCCAGTGCCCCAGTTACCGTCAATCACAATAGGAGAAATATCGTTATTGAAATCAATGAGTTTTGACAAGTTCTCTGCTATTGCTTTCCTTTGGTATTCATCACGCATTTCAAATGACCAACTCATTAGTACTCTCCCCTTAGAATTTAATAAAATCGCTTACGCGGTCCGCAAAAGTTGTTGTAACGTGTTAAGTGTGGCCACAACGACATGAATCTTACATTCTAAAACTACCGCATTTAAAACAAAAAACATGTTAAGGCTGCCTTTAAGACGGCCTTTTTGATATTCATCACATCATACCCCAGCTAAATCGGAGGTGTGAGAAATGTCCACCACGTGCATATTAGCTTCTGGCGCTGCCTACGGCGCTCAGTTGAGACGGTAGCTGATGATGTACTGACTCGGTTAAGTCGTGATGAATGAAATGCCATATGAGTAATTGCTTGTATTGTTGTGGCGCTTATGACTTTCGGGATGGGCTGGTTTTACAGACCCATAAACCAAGCTAACGCTTAAAGAGGCTTGCCAGTTCTAGCCTAACCCATCAACTTTCGAGGCTGCCATCAGGCGGCCTTTTTTGTTTCCCCTCGTTCTGAGAGGACTCACAGCAAATACGAGGGGGCTTAATGTCCGAACCTGTATCCGGGTCCGCTGCGGCGGCCAGCGCCTTAACCGGTGCCAGTCTTTATGGGCTTCTGACTGGTACTGATTACGGTGTGGTTTTTGGCGCTTTCGCCGGCGCGGTGTTCTACGTGGCAACTGCCGCCGATCTGACTTTGCCGCGGCGAACGGCATACTTCGTCGTCTCGTACTTTGCAGGTGTGTACGGCTCCGGGCTGGTGGGCTCGATGCTCGCCAGCATTACCCATTACAGCGACAAGCCTCTGGATGCTCTCGGCGCGGTTCTGCTTTCTGCGCTGGCCATTAAGACGCTGACCTTTTTCAGTGAGCAGGATCCTCTGTCACTGCTGCAAAGGTGGCGGGGAGGAAACAATGGTAACGACTGACCCACTGGTGCTGACGAACGTCGCCGCCTGCACGATGATCGTGATCCGCCTGATGATGTTCCGTAAGCCAGGAGGGAAGCACAACGTATGGGCCTCCTGGCTGGCATACGTGATCATCCTGGCGTATGCGTCCGTCCCGTTCCGTTTCATGTTCGATTTCTATTTCCACGTCCACTGGGCGACCGTCATGTTGAATCTCATCATCTGCGCAGCAGTATTTAAAGCGCGGGGCAACGTGGCGCGCCTGTTTAACGTACTGAGGCCAGAATAATGCGGATCAGCGATAAAGGCATTTCTCTCATTAAGCAGTTTGAAGGCCTGCGCCTCACAGCCTATCAGGACAGTGTGGGCGTCTGGACAATTGGTTATGGCTGGACACAGCCAGTGGACGGCAAACCGATCCGCCTCGGCATGACCATCAAAGAAGAAACCGCCGAGCGCCTGCTACGCACCGGGCTGGTGGGCTACGAAAGTGACGTGTCGAAGCTGGTGAAGGTGAAGCTGACACAGGGTCAGTTTGATGCGCTGGTTTCGTTCGCCTATAACCTCGGTGCCCGCGCGCTGTCGACTTCCATGCTACTGCAAAAGCTTAACGCTGGTGATTACGCCGGTGCTGCGGATGAGTTCCCGCGCTGGAATAAGGCTGGTGGAAAAGTGGTTGCAGGTTTGACCCGCCGGCGTGAAGCAGAACGAGCGATGTTCTTATAAGAACTAAATCATTAACATTCACATCAATATTACTTGTCAACTAAAAATCGATTAGTTTAGCTTTAAGTGTATAGAGTATCATATAGTTACCTTTAAAGAATTCAGTTGATTCGCCACCCTAATGACTAGTTAAATATGTAACATATTGCATTACTTACTGTGAAGTAATGGAAAAAAAGAGTGGCTAAATCACAATGAATAAAAATTGTTATGAATTGCCTTTACTATGATGTTATATATGATGTTTAATTTTAACATTTCTTTTCGGATGGTAACGATTATGACTTTATGGAGTAAAGCAAAGGAGCTAAATACTGCCTATGCCGTAGGTGAAAAATTATTAAAATTAATAACATTTTTACTGGTATTTTGTGGTGGCTCAGTTGCAGGTATACTGGCATGGATGGATCCTTTTTTTAGCGGGCTATCTTATTTTGCATATTTTTGTATAGCGCTATTCTTTGTTTTAATGTTTACATTGTTTATTTATTTAATAAATTTAGCCAGATCAACCTCCGCTAAAAGAAAGTATTATAATTCTTTGTCTTTAATAAAAGTTGGGGTTAATCCTTTAAATGAAACATTTAGCGATTTAATGATTAACATTGAAGACTTGCGGCTTCCTATGGGTGATTTTCATAAGAATAAGCATTTTAATAGATGTCATATTATTGGTCCAATGGCGGCGTGTATTTTTGAAGGTCAAATGAATGGCTGCGCATTAAATTATTGTGGTGAAATTATTGCTCTTCCAAATAGTGAGAGAGTAATTGAGCTTAATGGTGTGGTAAAGTTTGTAGGCTGCTCTTTTATTGATTGCACTTTTGTACAGATAACTATTTTGACAACTCAAGGTAGTGCGGCTGAGTTTAAAAGGAATATGCCAAATTATCCCGTTATTGGTTTGCAAAAGTAATTTTTTCAATTGCAAGGTTAATTCTTTTTCTAAGAAATGAGTGATATTTAATGGTTTCATATTTTAAGTCCTTATTATATGTGCTGTTGATGGTATTTGTCTTCTCTATTGCATGGGGGATTAACTACTACCGAAATAACGCATTGACCTATAAACATCAGCTCGACACAGCTACTAATAAACTGAGCGCCGCTGGCAGAACTATCATAGATATGCAGACGCGCCAGCGCGACGTTGCTGCACTTGATGCCAAATACACCGGAGAACTGGCAGATGCTAAAGCCACTATCGATCAGCTTGAGCGCGATGTTGCTGCTGGTAAGCGCCGGTTGCAGCTCAACGCCAGATGTCCAGCGCCCGGCACCAGCGGCATGGGCGATGCTTCCAGCCCCCGACTTACAGACTCCGCTGAACGGGATTATTTCACCCTCAGAGAGCGAATCGCCACAGTGACGAAGCAGGTGGGTTACTTACAGGGATATATCAATACAGTTTGCCTGAAGTAGGTTTCGTTTAGTAAACGTGATGGGGGGGTAAAAAAATCCCCTCCGAAATGAAATCCAGCACTTCGGAAGGGAAGGCAAATGCCCTTCGTTACAAGTGACTGTGATAATAGTCCTTTAACCCTTTTTGGGTAGAGAAAGTAGTTTATTTTATTAAACACAATTTAATTGAACGTAACCTTATATTGAATCTACGTTTCAATTTGATTTATGGAAGGTTTTCTCGGGCACTAAAGCATGAAGTACGCTGCAGGATTTGCTTCATTCGGGGGCATTATGCGGATGGAACTAAGCTATCTGAACATAAAAAAAAGCCCTCCAGGTGAGGGCTGCAATAAATACATGCTTGATTTGAACGGTCACTTCTCATTGCTTCGACGAGCTCATCCTTGAGCTACCTCTGAGTGGGTAGGAGCCACGTTGAGGAGATTTAAATGTTGCATACAATTATTAAACATCAAGCATAAGTTATCGTTATTGAGATTAATCCTGGTTAAAAGTGTGTGACAAATTCGACATCAAAATCCCCTTTATTATGTTAAGGTAATGAATTAGTGGCTTTTTTGTTGACATGGAGATCGGGAATGAAAAAGGTTATTTTTGCTGTAATGATATCTTTGCCTATGCTTGCGGCTGCAAAAGATGGCCCATATCTTTTTGATTTTGTGCAGGGAAAAGAAACTGGAAAGGCCTTTAACTCACTCATTGCTAAGAAAAAACTACCATCTTGGGTTAAGAGTGGTGGTACCAGTAGCCCGGCGAACGAAGTGACTATTGGTGAAAAGAAATATCTGGCTTTGTCTGGTTGTAAACCACACAGCTGTAATGAACAGGCTATATCAATTCTCTATTCACCTGAAACAGGCGATATTCACGGCGTATTCTCGGAATACAATGTATCTACCGACAGCCAGAAGCTTACTTGGATGAATTTAGATCCTTTCGATTCGGATGGAATGAGAAGCATTTTATTCAACAGGCTGTATGGCGATGTATCAAACTGATTGAATCGTTCATATTTCACAGTAGTCCTAAATCTATTACAGTACAGACCCCTCTTCGAGGGGCTTTTTTATGGATGTCTGTTGCGTGGAACTTTTGTTGTCATTTTCGTCGTGGGTTTGAGTGAGACTGATCTCTCTGGCAGATGTCCCTCATACATCTTTCTGCAACCCGACCAGCAGGCGTTAACATCATACACGGGCTTAATCAAGATGCAGGAAGCCTACATGTGGGCAGGTGTGTACTGTTGCCCGCCTCGACGCAGACTGCTAAGGCATTACAGCAGGCATTCACTCAGTGCCTGCGATAATGCTTTTTATGATGGGTTGATGTGTAGCTAACAATACAGATACCCAATGGAGTTATTTAACGATTTAGCAAATAAGATAATTCTTCATTACACAATTGACATCGCTAAACCCAACTATAATTCGGCCACAGTCGGGTTCAACTAAATAGGGAACATCATGTCAACAATTAATCCACCAAGCAGCCTTGGCGTTAACGATGCTAGCCTCTTGAATACCTTCGATAAGTCCGAGTGCTGTAGCTCTTTCCGGATTAAGGATAGTGGATGTTCTAATCAGCTCGCGCCAGTCACAGAGTTCTCCAGCTCCAACAGTTTCTTCGTTGAAAAGAGCGACGAGCCGATCAAGGTCGTGATCTAAGCTGGACACCCATTCACGCATTCTTTCGTGATCAACGCTTTGCATACCGCCAAATTGCCATTGGAAGGGATGTAATAAAAACCTTGCTCCATGGTTTGCGAAGCGCTTGTCTCCAGCAAGGAAGATCGCATTTGCGATGGAATCAATATTACTAATATTGAAGCAATGCACCCGAATAGGGAGTGTTTTAATAAAATTATATGCTGTAAATCCGGAAGTTACATCGCCACCAGAGCTTGAAATGTGAAGGTTTATTTGGGTCGCACCTTGAGCTATCGCCGAAAGGCAGCTGTTCTGCAAGTGGCTTACAGTACTTGGATTTACAGGACATAAAAAATGAGCAGTATGGATCATATAATTTTCCAGAGGTTAACCCAGATCGGGCATAACTAATATTTGTTGGAAAATTCTGAATTCAACATGAAATTTTTTCATTATCAAGCCACTGGCATCCGCTGGTGGCTTTTTTTATGCGCCTCGCATGCGCTAAACAATCGAGAGTCTTTCAGTCGTGAGCCCGGGGAAAGCTGCTTTCTCGGGCTGCTGTCCGATGCGACAGGCTCACATCTAAAAGGAAGCTTTATGCAGGTCACTATCGATGGTGTCCCGTATGCGCCTGTCAGCAATACGGCCTGTAGCCGGATCGGCATTGCTATTTCCACGCACAATCGCGATGCTGTACTAAGCAAGGCGCTGGAGCATCATCTCCGGTATTTACCTGTCGGCGCGCTGGTGGTTGTCGTTGATGACGGTTCACAGCCACCAGCTGTTGTGCCCGCCGGCGTTAATCTGATCCGGCACGATAAATCTCTTGGCATCGTGGCATCAAAGAACACTAGCCTTACTGCACTGATGGATGCCGGGTGTGAGCATTTCTTCCTGTGGGACGATGACGCCTGGCCGATCGCCGAGGGCTGGTGGCTGCCTTACATCGAGTCACCCGAGCCACATCTGGCTTATCAGTTTCTCGATCTGGCTGGCGCACGCAAGCTGAACGATATTGCGGTGCTGTATCGCGACGATCAGCATATCGCCTACACCGGCCAGCGCGGCGTCATGCTCTATTACCACCGCAGCGCGATTGATCGTGTCGGCGGCTTCGATCCTGTTTACGGTCGCGGCATGTACGAGCACAGCGATCTCGCCCTGCGCATCCACAATGCCGGGCTGACGTCGTGGGCGTTCGCTGATGTGGTCGGCTCTGAAAAGCTGATTCACTCCCTTGATGAGCATGAACTGGTGGAGCGCTCGGTACCACGTCCGGATCGGGAAGAGCAGGTGAAGCGGAATGTGCGTATTCACAACGAGCGGCGCGACACCGGTTATACCGGCTACGCCCCATATCGACCGCAACGTAATGTTGTGATCACCACGCTGCTGACCAGTGAGCCCGACCCGCAGCGCGGTACCAGAATGACAGCCTCACCTGACATGCTGGCGAAGTGGGCTGCATCCTTGCGCGGTTGCAAACGGGTTGTGCTGGCTGATGAGCTGGGGAACACACCGGCAGATGTTGAACTGTGTCGCGTTCCCGCCGTGAAGATGAACGTTTACTTCCGGCGCTGGCTCCATATCTGGCAACACCTTCGCGATCATCCTGAATATCACCTGGTCTTTTGCACTGACGGTACCGATGTCGAAATGCTCCGGGAGCCGTGGGCAGATATGGTGCCTGGCAAGGTGTATGTCGGCTCTGAACCAAAAACCTATGCCGATGCGTGGGCACGCCAGCACCACCCGGAGCGCATCTATCAGGCCTTCCTCGATGAGTATCGCGACGATGTGATGCTGAATGCCGGATTGATTGGCGGGCTGCGCGCTGACGTAATGGCGGTTGCGCACGGCATAGTGCGGCTCTATTACCTGCTGGAGTGTCACCGCTTCTGGAAGACAGAGAAAGCACCGGCCGCGGTCGGCGATATGCTGGCGTTCGGCATAGTGGCAAAACGCTTTGGCGATCGCATCGTGACCGGTCCGCAGGTTCATACCATTTTCAAATCTGACGGCATCGGTAAGGAGTGCGCCTGGTGGAAACACAAGTGAGCTTTGTTGTGGTCGGGCACCATGCCCGGCGAGAGCAGGCCGAAAGGCTGGCTGACTCTCTTGGCGCTCACCTGCTGGTTGACGAGCACAACAGGGGTGCAAACTGGAATCACCGTCGCGCGCTGGTGTGGGCTATTGAGCAAGCATGCCATGTGGTCGTTCTGGAAGATGATGCGCTGCCGGTTGCGGGGTTTAAAGAAAAGGTGGCTGACTGGCTGGAATGTTTTCCTGATCAGCTGTGCTCGTTCTACCTTGGCACCGGCCGCCCGCCGCAGTACCAGCTTGAGATAGCGACAAAGCTCATTGCTGCTGACCGCATCCGTGCCGATCACATCACTATGCAGCGCCTCATGCATGCTGTCTGCTACAGCGTTCCCCCAGCTCTGTTACGTGACCTGCTGTCACGCTGGGACGCGGGTAAGCCTGCTGACTTCGCAGTGGGCGATGCCTGCGGCGGGCCGGTTATCTATCCCTGCTGCTCACTGGTGGATCATGCTGACGGTGATCCCGTTGAGAGGCATCCCGATTGTCAGCCCCGCCACGAGCGGCGACGGGCATGGAGGTTACATGGCTAAGCTAACGACCCTGAAACCCCGGCTTAAGGTCATCGACACCCGACGCATCAAACCCGTTTACGGTGAGCAGCGGCGTATCAGTGGCAGTGTGCGCGTGGGGCTTAAGCGACGGCTGTGGGTACGCGACGGAGGGCATTGCTGTATGTGCGCACGCGCTGTTGATCTGCATGAGAGCGAGCTTGACCACCGCATCGCGCTACAGTTCGGCGGCGACAACTCTGAGCGCAACCTCTGGACGCTCTGTAAGGACTGCCACGCCGGAAAATCAGCGCGCGAAGCAGCCACGGCCAGTCCGGATGATGAAGCCCTGAAACATGCCGTGCCCGAAGGCGCTGACGGACAGGGAACAGTCATATTTTGATTTAAATGAAAATGATTATCATTTATTTGAGCAATTAGTTGCATTTGTAACTATTTCATTTGTAATGATAATTATTCTCATTACCGGGGGGGAGGGCTCAAAAAAAAGGCCGATCACCCTGTACACCGCCCCCTCCCTCACGCAGAGAAAAAATCCCCTTCTGGAGGGTATAAACATGTTAACAGCGCAAAAGCGAAAATTCGCGGTGGCGCTGATGTCCGGCATGTCTCAGAAAGATGCGGCAGTAAAGGCGGGCTACTCGGAGAAATCCGCGCGGTCAAAGGGGTCGCAGCTTGCAAAAGACCCGGAAGTCATCGCTTTCATTGCCCGTAAAAAGCAAGAAACCGTCACCGTGGATGAGGTGCCGGCGTACCGGAAAAATGTTTATACCCCAGCGGTAAACATCCCGGAAAAAATCCCTCAGCCAGAAGTGCCGCCGGCAGCTGGTCAGTATGACGATCCGCTCAAATTTCTGATGGCAGTGATGAACGACTCCACTGAGGACATTGACACCCGGAAGGATGCGGCAAAGGCCATGCTGCCTTATGTTCACCCCAAAAAAGGGGAGACGGGCAAAAAAGAGGCGCGCAACGCTGCGGCAAAAGTGGCCGCGGGCGCGAGCAAGTTCGGATCCATGGCACCGCCAAAGCTGGTGGTGAACAACAAAGAGGGGTAATCCATGGCGCAGTGGTCCACGGCCTGCACCGACTGGGAAAACCGCCTCATCGACGGCGAGTCCATCATTCCGCCGCCCATATTCACTGACCAGGCTGAACAGGCGCTGAGCATATTCCGAGAACTCCGTGTTTCCGATCTGCCGGGGAAGCCCACGTTCGGTGAGTGTTCCGAGGCGTGGGTGTTCGACTTTGTGAAAGTCATCTTCGGCGGGTACGACGCCGAGACCGGTAACCAGCTCATCCGTGAATACGGTCTGCTGATATCGAAGAAGAACACCAAGTCGACGATTGCCGCCGGCATTATGCTGACCGCGCTCATTCTCTGCTGGCGTGAGGATGAGGAGCATCTCATTCTGGCGCCGACAAAAGAGGTGGCCGACAACAGCTTTAAACCTGCCGCCGGCATGATCCGCGCGGATGAAGAACTGACAGATATGTTCCAGATTCAGGATCATATCCGCACCATCACCCACCGGGTCACGCGAAACACCCTGAAAGTGGTGGCCGCTGATACCGACACGGTCTCCGGGAAGAAGTCAGGCCGCATTCTCGTCGACGAACTCTGGCTTTTCGGCAAACGCGCCAACGCAGAGGCGATGTTTATGGAGGCACTCGGCGGCCAGGTATCGCGTAATGAAGGCTGGGTGATTTACCTCACCACGCAGAGCGATGACCCGCCGGCAGGTGTGTTTAAGGAGCGCCTCGATTACTGGCGCGATGTGCGCGACGGCAAAATTAGTGATCCGAAAACGCTGGGGATACTCTACGAATTCCCTGACAGCATGATCCAGACCAAAGCCTATCTTCAGCCTGAGAACTTCTATATCACCAACCCGAACATCGGCCTTTCCGTCAGTCCGGAGTGGATTGCCGATAACCTGCGAAAGAACCAGGCGAAAACTGACGGCACGCTGCAGCAGTTTCTGGCGAAACACCTCAACATCGAAATCGGCCTCAACCTGCGCAGCGACCGCTGGGCGGGCGTCGATTTCTGGGAGCAGCAGGCGCGGCGGGTGAGTTTTAACGATTTGCTGCAGCGCGCGGAAGTGATCTCGGTCGGCATTGACGGTGGCGGGCTTGATGACCTGCTGGGGTTCAGTGCCGTCGGGCGCGATGCTGAAACGCGCGAATGGCTCTGCTGGTGTCATGCCTGGGCACATGAAATAGCAATCCGGCGCCGTAAAAGCGAGGAATCAAGGTTTAACGACTTTGTGAAAGCCGGTGACCTGACCATTGTGAAGCGTGTCGGGCAGGACTCGGAAGAGGTGGCGGAGTACGTCAGCCGGATCCACACCGCCGAGCTGCTCGACAAGATTGGCATTGACCCCTCCGGCGTGGGGCAGATCCTCGACGCACTTATCGAGGCGGAGATCCCCGCTGATACCGTGGTGGGCGTCAGTCAGGGCTGGCGCCTCGGCGGTGCGATAAAAACGACCGAGCGCAAGCTTGCCGAAGGTGTGCTGGTGCATGCCGGGCAGCCCATGATGGCCTGGTGCGTGGGCAATGCCCGCGTCGAGCCAAAAGGCAACGCGATCCTCATCACCAAACAGGCCAGCGGCAAGGGCAAGATTGACCCGCTCATGGCGTTGTTTAATGCCGTTTCGCTTATGGCGCTGAACCCTGAGGCGAAGAAGCAGGATTATCAGGTGCATTTCATATGACAGCTATGTCAGTCAACAACCCGCTCCGGCGGGTTTTTTCGTTTCAGGAGGCAGCAAAATGACGCTTAAGCGCGCATGCACCCTCATGACGGTGAAAGCGGTAAACGAGGATGAGCGGATCATTACCGGCATCGCCTCCACGCCATCGCCGGATCGTGACGGGGACATTATGGAGCCGGAGGGCGCGAAGTTTCGCAGCGACACACCGTTTCTCTGGCAGCACGACCGGTCCCAGCCCATTGGTACCTGTACCCCAAAAATGGTGAAGGAAGGGCTGCAGATCACCGCAAAACTGGTGAAGCCCACCGCGGATATGCCTTCCCAGCTGGTTGCCCGGCTCGATGAGGCCTGGGCATCCATTAAGGCTGGGCTGGTGCGCGGGCTCTCCATCGGCTTCCGCCCCATTGAATATTCGTTCCTGGACGAGGGCGGGATCCGCTTTCTGTCCTGGGACCTTCTTGAAGTTTCAGCCGTGACCATTCCGGCGAATGCCGAATGCTCCATTAATACCGTGAAGTCTTATGACCGCCAGTTACTCGCCGCGTCCGGCAATGAGAAACCGGTGGTGAAATCGACCCAGCCCGCTGGCGCTACAGCACCCAAAACCAATACCAAAAAAGGAAACAGTTCGATGAATATCGCAGAACAAATCAAAAGCTTTGAAGCGAAGCGTGCGGCGCTGGCGGCGTCTCTCTCTGACGTAATGACGAAGGCCGCTGAAGACGGACGTACACTGGATGCTGAAGAAGAGGAGGCCTATGACAACACTTCTTCCGAAATCAAATCAGTCGACGCGCACCTGAAGCGACTGCGCGATATGGAATCCAGTATCGCCCAGACAGCAAAGCCGGTCAGCAAAGCTGCTGGCGGCGATGTCAGTACAGTGACCGCGCCGGGTATCATTCGTGTTGAGCCGAAGCTGGAAAAAGGTATCGCCTTTGCCCGCTTTACCAAGGCTCTGGCAGCGGCCAAAGGCGCGCGAACGGAAGCGCTGCAGATCGCCAAAAACAAATATCCGGAAGATATCAAACTTCACCACGTTCTTAAGGCCGCTGTCAGCGCAGGCACAACTACCGATCCGCAGTGGGCAGGCGCGCTGGTTGAATATCAGGATTTTGCCAATGACTTTGTGGAGTTCCTGCGACCGCAGACCATCATTGGTAAATTCGGTACCGGTAATATCCCGTCGCTGCGCGAAGTCCCTTTTAACATTCGAGTGCCGGTGCAGACCTCTGGTGGCTCCGCGGACTGGGTTGGACAGGGCAAGCCCAAACCGCTGACCAATTTCAACTTCGAAACCATCACGTTTGGTTTCTCCAAAGTTTCTGCAATTTCGGTTCTGACCGAAGAGCTTCTGCGTTTTTCTAACCCTAAGGCAGACGTACTGGTACGTAACTCTCTGGCTGAAGCGGTCATCGCCCGCCTGGATGCGGATTTCGTCAACCCCACTAAAGGTGAAGTTAACGGTGTCTCACCGGGTTCTATCACCATTGGCGCGCCGACTATTCCCAGCACCGGCATTCCGGATGATGACAGTACTGCAGCGTTTCAGGTGTTCATTAACGCCAACCTTCAGCCAACCGGTGCGGTATGGATGATGTCCAGCTCAACAGCTCTTGCGCTGTCCAAACGTAAGAATGCGCTGGGGCAGAAAGAATATCCGGAAATGAATATGTTCGGCGGCGTTTTCGAGGGGCTGCCGGCGATCGTCTCACAGTATGTCGGCAATCAGCTGGTGCTGGTGAACGCACCCGATGTTTACCTGGCAGATGAAGGCGGGGTGGCAGTCGATATGTCGAGCGAAGCCTCGCTGGAAATGGAATCTGCCCCGACCCATGACAGCGTAACGCCAACAGGTGTTGAACTGGTCTCGATGTGGCAGACCAACAGCGTGGCTATCCGCGCCGAGCGATGGATCAACTGGAAGCGTCGCCGTACCGCTGCGGTGGCCGTCATTTCCGGTGTGAACTACGGTACGGGCCAGGGCAGCTAATCCACTCAGGAGGGCGGGGGAAACCCCGCCATATCGCATGGCAATAATCAGGTATCTGCAACGCACACATGACTCGCGACCCGGTGACGAAAAGACAGTGGATGATGCCTGTGCGAGAGTGCTGGTGCTGCTGGGCATGGCTGAGTACACCGGCACAAAGCGCGCGGGTGGCGGGAAAAAGAAAAATAATACGGGGAACGGCTGATGTGGAATCCTTTCCGGAGAAGAGAAAAAGCACTTCAGCAGCCAGAAAGTCGCGGCGGCTGGATGTCCCTTATCAGTGAGCCTTTTTCGGGTGCCTGGCAGCGTAATCTGGAAATTAAACCGACAACAGTGCTTTCCTTTCACGCTGTGTTTTCCTGCATATCGCTGATCGCTAGCGATATCTCAAAGATGCCCCTGCGGCTGATGCGCCGGGACTCGAACGGCATCTGGAAAGAAAACAATAGCGGCACACCCGCGAGGATTTACAGGCGCCCGAATGCGTTTCAGAACCGGATGCAGTTTTTCGAGTGCTGGCTCAATTCGAAGCTTTGCCACGGGAATACGGTTGTCCTGAAGATCCGGAACATCCGTGGGGATATAACCGAGCTGCGAATTCTGGACTGGAACAAAGTGACGCCGCTGGTGGCGGATGACGGGTCTGTTTTCTACCAGATTAACCCCGACAACATGACGGGCGTCGATGCTTCTGTAACGGTCCCCGCCCGCGAGGTGATCCACGATCGCTTCAACTGCCTGTTTCATCCGCTGATCGGACTCTCACCGATTTATGCGGCTGGCCTGGCTGCGATGCAGGGCCACCATATTCAGGAAAACTCAGCACATTTTTTCCGCAACGGCAGTAAACCGAGCGGGGTCATTGAAGTGCCCGGTAACATCACTGATGAAAATGCCCGGAAACTGAAAGCGAACTGGGACACGGGCTATACAGGCGAAAATGCGGGCAAAACGGGTCTGCTGAGCAACGGCGCAAAATACAGTCCCATTTCTATGTCTGCTGACGATGCGAAGGTCGTTGAGCAGTTGCAGATGTCAGAAAAAATCGTCTGCTCAACTTTTCACGTTCCGGCCTATAAAGCCGGTGTCGGCGATCTTCCTTCCTACGACAACATCGAGGCGCTGGAGCAGCAGTATTACTCGCAGTGTCTCCAGACGCTGATTGAGTCGATCGAGCTGCTTCTTGATGAGGCGTTCGAACTGGAAGACGATGCCGGTACCGAGTTTGACGTCAGCGCGCTGCTGCGTATGGACAGCGAACGACGTATCAAAACGCTGGGTGAAGGTGTCAAAAACACTATCCTCACGCCGAATGAGGCGCGGCGCAGTGAAAACCTGCCGCCGGTGACGGGCGGTGATGAGTTGTATCTGCAGCAGCAGAATTTCAGCCTGGGTGCGCTGGCGCGCCGCGATGCCTCTGACGATCCGTTCGGCAAAAAGAGCGCAGCGCCGCAGCCAGTCAGTGATGAAGGAAAGGCATTGTCTGGCGCAGAGCAGGCGGCAGCAAAAGCCATGCTCAGAGGATTGCTTACCAAATGAATGAACGTGAATTAACTCTCATCAAAGTGCTGGGCGAGGAGTTCGGGCTTGTTCTTGATGAAATGCGCGCAGGGTTCAGTAAAAGCATCGAGCAGCAGCGCCTGGCCTTCGAGGTAAAACTCACCCTCCTCGAAGAACTCATCGCAGATATCAAAAGCGCAGAACCGCCGGATCTGTCGGCGATGGTAAGGGACGCCGTTTCTCAGCTGCCTGAGCCAGAACTGCCGCAGTTGCCGGATATTGCTTCTATGGTCAGTGATGCTGTCGCCGGCATACCACCTGCCCAGGACGGTAAAAGTCTGACACCAGATGACGTGGCACCCATGCTGCAGCAGATGGTGGATCGGGCGGTCAGCGCGATGCCCGTGCCCCGCGATGGAAAGGATTACGATCCTGACATGCTGCAACAGGCCGTGAAAGCGGCAGTGGATGACGCCGTAGCGGCAATCCCGGTACCGCAGGACGGCAGGAGCCTCACGCCTGACGATGCGGCGCCCATGCTGCAGCAGATGGTGGACCGCGCGGTCAGCGCGATGCCTGTGCCCTGCGATGGCAAGGATTACGATCCTGACGTGCTGCAACAGGCCGTGAAAGCGGCAGTGGATGACGCCGTAGCGGCAATCCCGGTACCGCAAGACGGCAGGAGCCTCACGCCTGACGATGTGCAGCCGATGCTGCAGGCGCTTGTTACGGAGTCAATGCCGGTTTTGCCTGACGTCAAAGCACTGGTCAGCGAAGCCGTTGCAGCACTGCCTGCACCCGCACCGGCCAGAGATGGAGAGGACGGTCGCGACGCGCTGGCGCTGGAGCTGCTTCCTTTTATTGATGAGGGCAAAAGTTATCCGCGCGGATCTTACGCTACCCATAACGGCGGGCTATGGCGCGCCTATGAAAAAACGCACGGCATGCGCGGCTGGGAATGTGTGGTGGATGGCGTGGCGGGCGTTGACATTGAGCGCTCAGATCAGCGGCGTTTCACCCTGACGGTTAACCGCGCGAGCGGTGGCAGCGAAACCAAATCGTTTGACGTTCCGGTCATGATTTACCAGGGCGTTTTCAAATCCGGTCAGGACTATCTGCCCGGCGATACGGTGACATGGGGCGGTTCGCTCTGGCACTGCGACGAACCGACGCAGGATAAACCCGGCGAAACGGGCTCAAAAGGCTGGACACTTGCCACCAAGCGCGGGCGTGACGGGAGGGATAAAACGTGATTGAACTCGTGACTCTCGACCAGGCAAAGGACCACCTGCGCATAGATGCTGATGCCGGTGATGACGATCTTAAGCTGAAAATTCAGGCCGGTAGCGCCGCCATTCTTGCTTATGTCCAGGGCAGCCGGGACCGAATCGTTGCCGGTAATGGCGATCTCATTGAGGGCGAACCTCTGCGGCGCACCCAGACGGCGCTGCTTATGCTGCTGGGCTGGCTCGACCGCAACCGCGGCGGTGAAGAGGAAGAGAAGCTGCAACAGGGGGAACTGCCGTTCTCGGTAACAATGCTTATCTACGATCTTCGCTGCCCCACCATTCTCTGACCGGAGGCTTTATGCACGCTGGGCGCTTGCGCGACCAAATTACCGTTATGAATTCCGTTCCCGTCCGCACCCCCTCCGGTGATGTTAAACCGGAATGGAAGGAGGGAAAGACTGTATGGGCCGAGGTGAAAGGCATCAGTGGCCGGGAAATCATCTCTGCCGGCGCTGAAAAAGCCGAAGCGACCGTCCGGGTCTGGGTCCGGTATCGCAGTGACATTTCAGCCGCATCACGTCTGAGCGTTAAAAGTGGTGCCTTCAAAGGCCTGACGCTGGAAGTGACGGGGCCGCCCATCCCGGACGCCGGGTGCACTCAGCTCGAAATTCTCTGCAAACAGGGGGTAAAACCATGATAGGTACCAGCCTCGATTTCTCCGGTCTGCTCGACTTGTCGGAAGATCTTGCCACGCTCAGCAAAGCGGAAAACCGCAAGGTAATGCGCGATGCCACGCGTGCCGGGGCAACCATTTTCAAAGATGAAGCAGTAAGCCGCGCGCCGGTGAAAACGGGGAAACTCAAAAAGAATATCGTCGTGCTGACTCAGCGTGAGCGCAACGGGGCGATATCTTCCGGTGTTCATATCCGTGGTACCAACCCGCGCACCGGTGCCAGCGACAAGACGATGAAAGCCAGCGATCCGCGTAATGCCTACTACTGGCGCTTTATCGAAATGGGTACCTCGACCATGCCGCCCGTGCCGTTCGTCAGACCTGCCTATGAGGCGCGTGAAGAGGATGCGGTAAACGCCGCGTTCGCCGAAGCCAATGCGGCGATCGACAGGGTACTTTCAAAATGACCGAGGCCGACGTTTACTCGCTGATCGGCGCGCTGGCCGACGGACAGGTTTACCCCGCCGTGGTGCCGCTTAACAGCCAGGGTGAACCGGCAGTTGCGCCGCCGTGGATCACATTCACGCTGGTGGTTCAGACCTATGGCGACACCTTCTGCGGTCCGGCGGAGGAAGACACTTCTCTCCAGGTTGATGTTTACGCGTCTTCTTTGGATGAGGCCCGAGCGCTGCGAGAAGAGGCGATCGCCGCGCTCACGCCGCTGGCATTCACCCGCCTGAGCAAAACCGGCGGTTACGAGCCTGAGACAGGCCTGCGCCGTGCAACAGCAGAAGTCCATGTCCTTCAGTAATCCCAACCACTTAATCCCAGCCGCCGCAAGGCGGTTTTTTTATATCCGGAGACAGCTATGTCCGCACTTTATGAAAAATCGCAGTTAACGAAGATCCTGATTTCTTCGCTGCCGGCAACGAAAGATACGATGGCAAGTGCCGACTATCTTGATCTGAGCTGCACACTCAAAGAGGTCCAGTTCACCGGTGGACAGAAACAGGATATCGACGTAACCACCCTGTGCTCGACCGAACAGGAGAACATCAACGGCCTGCCGGCTCAGTCGGAGATTTCGCTGTCCGGTAACTTCTTCAAAAATGCGGCGCAGGATGCACTGCGTGACGCATATGACAACGACACCACGTATGCCTTTCAGGTGATCTTCCCATCCGGTAAAGGCTTTCGTTTCCTGGCTGAAGTGCGCCAGCATACCTGGTCATCCGGTACCAACGGCGTGGTCGCGGCCACCTTCTCCCTGCGCCTGAAAGGCAAACCTGAAAACATCGAATCCGGTTCGTAAGGAAAATCATGTCCATTAAAGAGCTTGCCCTGGCGAAACACTCCGGGTTTCGTCATAAAACCGTCACCGTGCCCGAATGGGGCGGTGTGAATGTTGTTCTGCGCGAACCATCCGGTGAAGCCTGGCTGCGCTGGCAGGAGATCGCCGGAACTGACATCAAGCCTGAAGAACTTTCGGTGTCGGAGCGCGCGAACCGCAACCTGCGCGCTGATGTCGCGCTTTTTCTCGATGTGCTCTGCGACGAGGACAAGCAGCAGGTTTTTACCCGGGACGATGAAGAGGAAGTGCGTGCCATCTATGGCCCCGTGCATTCGCGTCTGCTTAAACAGGCACTCGATCTGATCTCATCCGGGGATGATGCCCGGGAAAAGTCGCCACCCCCGGCGTTAAATTCCTGATGTCGCTTGCGCTCCGTATGGGGCGCACGCTTTCAGAACTCAGGCAGAGCATGACGGCCAGTGAAATGCTGATGTGGATTGAATACGACAGGATAAGCCCGGTCGGCGATATCCGCGGGGATATTCAGGCGGCGCAGATTGTGTCTGCCGTATATGGTTCGCAGGGTGCAAAAGTGCCGCTGAGTGATGCCATTCTGCAGTGGGGGGGAGAGGAGCAACAAACAGACAAAGATCCGTTTGCCGGGCTTGAGGATGCACTTACCGAGGCTACGAAGTAACTTTTTCAATATCAAATCTGATGAAGAATATTTAAAAACGGCCATGCGAAATGCTGGTCCAGAATAACAATGAACCGCTCCGGCGGTTTTTTTTCGTCCGGAGAATGGTAATGGCAACGCTTCGCGAACTTATTATAAAAATTTCTGCTGACTCCAGCTCATTCCAGAGTGAGATCACCCGCGCCTCTCGCATGGGCTCCGACTATTACAGAACAATGCAGGCGGGAGGCCGCCAGGCGGCGGCGGCTGCTAAAGAAAGTGAAAGGGCGTTATCTGATCTCACTAATGGTTTTGCCTCAGCAGGTAAAGCCGCAGCTGCGGCAACTGCGGCTTTTGCTACAGGGAAGCTGGTGCAGATTGCAGACGAATGGAACTCAGTAAATGCTCGTCTTCAACAGGCTTCTGCTTCGGCTGATGATTTTGCGACTTCACAACGTCAGCTTATGGAAATCAGTCAGCGCACGGGTACAGCGTTCTCTGATAATGCCAACCTCTTCGCCCGCGCAGCTGCATCGATGCGCGAATACGGCTATAGCTCGGAAGAAGTGCTCAAAATCACCGAAGCCGTTTCAACAGGGCTCAAGCTTTCCGGTGCCAGCACGCAGGAATCAAGCTCTGTCATTACGCAGTTTAGCCAGGCACTGGCTCAGGGCGTTTTGCGTGGCGAAGAGTTTAATGCGGTAAACGAATCGGGTGATCGTGTCATCCGTGCCCTTGCCACAGGCATGGGCGTAGCGCGCAAAGATCTCAAAAGTATGGCCGACCAGGGAAAGCTCACGATCGATAAAGTAGTGCCAGCATTAATGAGCCAGCTCGGGGCGTTACAGGGTGAGTTTGCAACGATGCCGCAAACTGTTTCAGGCTCATTGCAAAAGGTTACTAACTCGTTCATGGGGTGGGTAGGTGGTGTTAACGCTGCAACAGGTGCCACGGATGCGCTGTCCGGTGGGCTTGATGGTGTAGCCCAGACACTGGACTCCTTTACTTCATCCGCGGTGAGCGGTGCTCTGAGTGATGTGGCCGACAATATGTCGGTTATCACTACCGTAGCAGGCGCGCTGGTGGGCGTTGGCCTGGCTAAGTATCTCAGCGGAATTGTTACCAGCGCCACGAGTGCGACAGGTGCTTTGATCTCTGCCGCGAAATCAGAAGTTGCCCTCGCTGTAGCGCAAGACAGGGCAGCCCAGTCAGCTGTGGCGGCTTCCAGAGCTGACGTATATCGTGCACAGCAAGCTTTGCAGAGAGCCAGGGGAGCTGATGTTCAGGCTGCTCAGCAGGAAAAAGTAGCGGCTGCAGAGGCAAGGGTAACAGCAGCTCAGGCCAGGCTCACGACGGCTCTTGCCGGAGGCACAGCAACAGAGAAAGTCAGAGCCAGAGCAGCGCTTGAGCGTGCTCAGGCAGGTCTGGCAGCTGCTAAGAATGCGGATGTTCAGGCAGTTGCTGAACGGCGACTGGCACAGGCAGAGGCCGCGCGTGACAGGAACCTGGCTAATCGCGTCTCGACTCAAAGCAATTTAAACAGTGTCACGGCAGTCGGATCGCGGCTCATGAATAGCGCACTGGGAATTATCGGCGGCTATCCCGGCCTGCTTATGTTAGTGGCTGGTGGGTGGTATGCGGCGTATCAGAATCAGGACCAAGCCCGCCGCGCAGCTGTGGAATATGGCAGAACGATAGATGAGGTAAGCAAAAAGACCAGGGAAATGTCTCTGCCGGAAGCTTCAGATAATGGAGAGAAAGCAAAAAAATCTCTTGATGAACAGAACAGGCTTATTGATGAGCAAAAAAGCAAAATCGAAAGTCTGAAAGTACAAATTGCCGGATCGCAGTATCTAATCAATAACCCTGGCCCGACAACTAAAGGTGGTTTCATGATAAACCACCTTACATCTATGAAGACTGTAACTGATGAACTGTCTACTGCGACTGAGCAGTTGTCAGTTGAACAGGAAAGACTTTCTCAGATGCAGGAGAAAGCAGCCTCCATTCAACAAGCACTCGAGGGATTTCAGTACCGTCGGGTTTCACTGATTAGGGAGGAGGCGGCACACCAGAACGCAGCTTATCAGTCTCTGCTGATGATGAACGGCCAGCATGAAAAATTTAACCAGTTGCTCGGGCTTGGCAATCAGTTACTGATGGCCCGTCAGGGAATGACACTGGCACCCCTGCGTGTACCTCAGGCTGAGGCCTCACAGAAACAGACCGATGCGCTCGAAAAAAGCCGCCGCGAGCTGGCCCTGTCCCGCCTGAAAGGCGAGGCAAAAGAGCGCGCACGGCTTGGCTATGCTGCTGATGAGCTCGGCCTGACGACTGATCCGCAATTCCAGACCAACCGGCTTGAGTACATCAATAACGGGCTTGAAGAGTGGTGCAATAACGAGGCCAACAAGAAGCAGCCCAAAGGGCCAAAGACGGACGAAGAAAAGGCCGCTGATGCTTATAAAAGGATGATTAAGCAGCAGAAGGAGCAGATCGCCCTGCAGGGCCAGAGCACCGAACTTGCCAGGGTGAAATACCAGGTGGTTGAAGGCGAACTGTCCACGCTGGACAAGGCGCAGAAGGCTGAACTGATGCGCAACGCTGCCTTAATCGATCAGGTGAAACTGCGTGAGCAGCTGCGTAATTACGAGGCGAATCTGGCTGACAGCAACGCCAGCGCCAGGGCGGCGAATGATGCGCAGCTCGTTGGTTACGGTCAGGGCACCCGGTTCCGTGAGCGGATGCAGGAGCAGTTTAATATCCGTAAGGAGTTTGAGCAGAAGAATACCGATCTGCTCCGGCAGCGGCAGGCCGGGGACATTGACGAAACCTTCTACCAGCAGGGACTGGCACTCAACAAACGCTATCTGGAAGAGCGGCTGCGCGACCAGGAGGGGTATTACACCGCTTCCGATGCGCAGCGCGGTGACTGGTTGACAGGAATGTCTGAGGGCTATGCGAACTGGGTGGACGAGGCAACTGACTATTCCGCGATGGCTGCTGACGGGATGAAGCAGGCCATGGGCGGCGCGGTGACCACCATTACCGACATGCTCAACGGCAATCTTGACAGCTGGAAGGACTGGGGCATGAACGTGCTGAAAATTATCGAGACCGTTCTCGTTAATATGATGGTCGCGAATGCAGCAAGTTCTCTCGGTTCGCTTTTCAGCTTTGGTGCCTCCTCAGCGGCAACGGCCAGCAGCGGGACGGCAATTCAGAGCGCTGCCACAAACTTCACCTTCAACGCCAAAGGTGGCGTCTACGACTCACCCTCCCTCAGCGCCTACAGCGGTGGTGTCTACCAGACCCCGCAGCTGTTTGCTTTTGCGAAAGGAGCCGGGGTGTTTGGTGAGGCCGGTCCGGAGGCGATTATGCCGCTCACGCGCGCGGCGGATGGTTCGCTCGGCGTTCGCGCAGTCGGCGCACCACAGTTTTCCGGCGGTGGCCCGTCGGTGTCGTTTGGCGATATCAACATCAACGGCGGTGCGAAATCCACGGCAGGGCAGGGAGCAGCCGCAACTGCCGGCAGGCAACTCAAGGATGCAATCGTGACCGTAATTAATGAGCAGGCCAGCATGCCCGGATCGCCATTGTGGCGGCTTTTGAAAGGAGCGTAATCATGGCAGTTGAGACCTTCTCCTGGTGCCCGAAGGTGGCCGCGCAGGCAGATACCAGTTTCCGCACCCGTAAAGCGCAGTTCGGGGATAATTATGCACAGGTGGCCGGGGACGGCATCAACCCGGTCACACCGCAGTGGAGTGTGAGCTTTACCGGAGATGAAGCGTATGTCCAGGCCATAAAGGCGTTTCTGAAGCGGCATGCCGGCTGGAAGTCCTTCATCTGGAAGCCGCCCCTGGAGCCCGCGGGGTTATGGCGATCTGAATCCCTCCAGATAGCCACACACGGCGCAGATCTTTACACCCTCAGCACCACATTCATTCAGGCATACCATCCATGAGCATTTCATCTGATGTCCAGAAACTGGAGCCGGGCAGCCGTATACGCCTTATTGAGGTTGACGGCGAAGCGTTCGGCGCCGGCATTCTGCGGTTTCATAACGAAACCCTCCCTCACACAGAGGCCGAGATCATTGCTGCTGGCGGCGATGCGTCGAAGCTCCAGCCGAAGTCTGTCTGGTGGCAGGGGCTGGAGTACGGCGCGTGGCCTTTTGAACTGACCGGCCTGTCCGTCAGCAGCGACGGGCAGAGCGCCCGCCCGACACTGACCGTGGCAAATATCAGCGGCACGATTGGCGCGCTCTGTCGCCGCTTTCAGGGAATGGCAAAGGCAAAAGTAATTATTCACGAGACCTTCGCTCATTACCTTGATGCCCGTAACTTCGCTGGCGGCAATCCGGGTGCTAATCCGAATGAGGAGCGCAAACAGGTCTATTACATCGACCGTAAATCCAGCTCGGATGATGAAACCGTGGAGTTTGAACTGTCCAGCCCGGCAGATCTTCGTGGACAGCTCATCCCCACGCGGCAGATCCAGCCCATGTGCACCTGGTGCATGCGCGGGTGGTACAAAACCGGCAACGGCTGTACCTATGCCGGGCAGAATGGCTGGTTCGATAAGGACGGCAACCGGGTGGATGATCCTTCGAAGGACGTGTGCTCAGGCCTGTTGTCGACCGGGTGTAAACCCCGGTTCGGCGCCAACAATGAACTCGACCACGGCGGCTTTCCGGGTGCGTCACTTCTGAGGGGGTAACATGCGGGACAAGACAATTAGCGCGATTCTGGCGCATGCGGCGCAGTCGTTCCCGGCTGAATGCTGCGGTGTGGTGATCCAGAAGGGACGGGTTGAGAAGTATGTCGCCTGCCGGAATCGGGCCACCTCCCCGGAAGAGCAGTTTGAACTGTCGCCGGAGGATTACGCGGCAGCCGAAGAGCAGGGTACGGTGGTTGCCGTGGTGCACAGCCACCCCGGCGACGGCGCCACGACGCAGCCGAGTGAACTCGACATGCTGATGTGCGACGCGACCGAAGTGCCGTGGGTGATCGCTTCATGGCCTGAAGGCGATATCCGCACCATCATGCCGCGCGGCGATCGCCCGCTGACCGGGCGTCAGTTTGTGCTCGGGCATGCTGACTGCTGGTCCCTTATCCGGGATTACTTTCGCACTGAACACGATATCGACCTGCCCGACTACAGCGTTGATCGCCACTGGTGGGAGGAGGGTGAAAACCTCTATATGGATAACTGGCACGACTGCGGATTCAGGGAGTTCGACGGTCCCCAGCAGCCCGGCGATATGGTCATCATGCAGGTGCAGGCCAGCGTGCCGAATCATGCCGGCGTCCTGCTGGAAGGCAACATGCTGCTGCACCACCTGTACGGGCAGCTCAGCCAGCGCATTCCGTATGGCGGCTATTACCGTGATCGCACCATTAAAGTTTTACGGTACAAGGATCTGATGTAATGGAAAAACGAACCGTTATCAAGCTGAGCGGGTCAATGGCGCAGCGCTTCGGGCGCACGCACCACCGGGCGCTGTCCTCTGCCAGCGAGGTTTTCAGGGCGTTGTCCAGTACGGTTGACGGCTTTGAGGATTATCTCCGCGAGGCGCGCGCCAGAGGACTCGATTTCGTCATCTTCCGCGATCGCCGGAATATCGGTCAGGAAGAGTTTTCTCTTCTCGGCCCCGGCGATGAGCTGCGCATTATTCCGGTGATCCGCGGCAGCAAGCGTGCCGGCATTTTCCAGGCGGTGCTCGGGGTTGCCCTGATTGCCGGGGGTATCGCCCTTGGCCCTGCCGGGGCAGGGCTTATTGGTAAAGGAGTCGCGCTGAATGTTGCGCTGGTCGGTGCATCGATGGCGCTGGGCGGCGTGGTTCAGCTGCTGTCACCGCAGGTGGCAGGGATGAGGATGCGTCAGGATCCGGATAACAAGCCTTCCTATGCGTTCGGCGGCCCGGTCAACACCACCGCCAGCGGCAACCCGGTACCTCTTCTTTACGGCCAGCGGGAGATCGGGGGCGCTGTCATTTCAGCCGGCATTTACGCGGAAGATCAGCAGTAAGCCGGTACGTGATTACTTTATGCCGCCTGCGGGCGGTTTTTTTATGGGCGCGATATGACGAACACAGCGATTAAAGGGCGGAAGGGGGGCGGTAACAAAACCCGCACGCCGGTGGAAGCTCCGGACAGTATTCAGTCCATAGCCAGAGCTAAAATACTTGTCGCGCTCGGCGAAGGGGAGTTCGCCGGCGGGCTGGACGGGCGCAGCATTTATCTTGGCGACGCGTCATCGTATACCCCGCTGCAGAATGCAGACGGCAGTTACAACTTCAACAACGTAAAATACGAGTTTCGTTCCGGCACCCAGGATCAGAACTACATTCAGGGCTTTCCCGGCGTTGAGAATGAGCTGCAGGTCGCCTATGAGCTTAAAGCTGCTGTGCCGTATGTCCGTTCCGTCTCCAATACCCAGCTTTCAGCACTGCGCATCCGCCTCGGCTGGCCCACACTGTTAAACCAGAAAGATAACGGCGATAAGGTGGGTACGCGCGTTGAGTATGCGATCGAGCTGTCGGTCGACGGTGGTGCATACGCGCCCGTGGTTAAAGGTGCTGTCGATGACAAGACCACCACCCTCTATGAGCGCAGTCACCGTATCGACCTGCCAAAAGCCACCACCGGCTGGCAGCTGCGCGTGCGCCGGATAACGCCTGACTCAACGACTGTGAATGTTGTGGATAGTATGCGCGTTGAGGCGGTCACCGAAATCATCGATGCGAAGCTGCGTTACCCCAACACGGCGTTGCTCTACATTGAATTCGATGCGAAGCAGTTCCCGAACGGCATTCCGCAGGTGGTATGCAATCCGAAGGGGCGCATTATTCGCGTGCCTGATACCTACGATCCGGAAACGCGCACCTATTCCGGCACCTGGGAAGGCGGGTTTAAATGGGCGTGGACCGATAACCCGGCGTGGATTTATTACGACATCGTACTGAATGAGCGGTTCGGGCTTGGTCAGAGGATTGATGCGACCCAGATCGACAGATGGGAGCTGTACCGCATCGCGCAGTACTGCGATCAGCCGGTGCCGGATGGCAAGGGCGGCAGCGGTACCGAGCCGCGCTTTCGGTGTAATGTCTACATCCAGGATCGCAATGACGCCTGGACGGTGCTGCGTGACCTGGCGGGCATCTTCCGCGGCATGACCTACTGGGGCGACAACAAGTTGTATGTGCTGGCCGACATGCCGCGCGATGTGGCACACATTTACAACCACGCCAGTGTGATCGACGGTAAGTTTACCTTTGCCGATCCGAGCGAAACCACCCGCAACACCGCCGCGCTGGTGAACTAGTCCGATCCGGCGAATCACTACAAAGACACACCGGAAGTGGTTTATGACAACGATCTGGCGATGCGCTTCGATTACAGCCAGCTCGAAATGACGGCCATCGGCTGCACCCGGCAGTCAGAGGCAAACCGGCGCGGGCGCTGGGCGCTGCTCACGAATGGCATTGGTGAGGTGGTGACCTTCAGCACGGGTATGGATGTTCCCCCTGTCGGTGAGGTGATCGGCGTGGCCGCGAACGAGCTGGCCGGCAGGGTGATTGGCGGCAGGGTAAGCGCGGTGAACGGACGTAATATCACGCTCGACCGTGCCGCAGATGTCAAAGCTGGTAACCGGCTTTTCCTCAACCTGCCCTCGGGTGTCGCGCAGGCCCGGACCGTGCAGGCAGTGAAGGGCAATGTGGTCACGGTCACCACGGCCTACAGCGAAACGCCTGAGGCGGAGTGCTGCTGGGGTGTGGATGCTGACGATCTGTTTATCGCGCTCTTTCGCGTAACCGGCACCCGTAACAACGATGACGGCACGTTTGAGGTGACCGGTGCGACCTATAACCCGGATATTTATGCTGCGGTCGATACCGGCGCCCGGCTCGATGAACGGCCGGTCAGCGTCATTCCGCCAGGCGTTCAGGCACCACCGGAAAACATCGTTATCGACAGCTACTCGACGGTCAGCCAGAACATTGCGATCACCACCATGCGTGCGGCATGGAAACCCGTCAAAGGGGCGATTGCCTATGAGGCTGAATGGCGTCGTGACAGCGGTAACTGGGTGAGTGTACCCCGCACCTCCTCTCAGAGATTCGAGGTGCCGGGTATCTACGCCGGGCGTTATCTGGTGCGGGTACGGGCAGTGAACGCCAGCGATGTGTCGTCGATATGGGCGACATCTGCCGAGGTCACACTCATCGGGAAAGTGGGCAATCCCCCGAAACCGCTGGGCTTTACCGCCTCCGAAAATGTGGTGTTTGGTATCGAGCTGAACTGGGGATTCCCGTCGAACACGGACGACACGCTGAAAACGGAGATCCAGTACAGCCTGACCGGTAGTGCTGACGATGCCATGCTGCTGGCCGACGTGCCTTATCCGCTGCGCAGGTATCAGCAGATGGGACTTAAGGCAGGACAGATTTTCTGGTACCGCGCCCAGCTGGTGGACCGTACCGGCAACGAATCCGGATATACCGACTGGGTTCGCGGCCAGTCCAGCACCGATGTGACGGACATTACAGAGGCAATGCTCAAGCAGATCAAGGACACCGACCTGTTTAAGGACCTGATCGAGAACGCCGTGGAAAGCAGCGCGAAGGTTGCGGAACTGGCAGAAGCCGTGCGGCAGAATGCCGATGGTCTGGCTGCTGCTGCCGGGTCGAATAAGCAGATGGCGGAAGCCATTATTGGCAATGCTCTGGCGATCGCGGATGTCGTCGTGCGCCAGTCAGCCCAGCAGGGTGCTAACTCCGCGAAATTCGAGCAGCTGCGCGAGGTGATCGCCACTGAAACCGAGGCGCGCGTTACGGATGTGATCCGCCTGGAGGCAAAGACGGATCAGAACGCCGCCGGCATCACCGAAGTGCGCCAGGCGCTGGCAAACGAAACCGAGGCACGGGCGACGGCGGTCGATCAGCTTACCGCGCAGACGGAAGAGAATAAGGCCAGTGTCACAGAGCTGACGCAGACCGTGACGGATCTGGACTCGTCCACCGCCTCGCGTTTTGAGGAGATTTCAGCAGAGATCGCAGGCATAGATGGTAGTGACATCAGAGGGGGGATCCAGAGCAATTCCATCGCGCTGATTACCACCACGCTGGCGCAGGTTAATGATCGCTCACGGCTCAGCGTGCAGTACGGCGACAATAAGGCCGGGATTGAGCGTGTTGATAACGTGATGGCCGATGCCAGCCAGGCTGTCGCGGAGTCGCTCAGGTCGATGGATGCCAGTTCCGGCGCCGGCACGGCAAACACCACCGACTTTGCAAAAACCATGGCTGACTTCTCGCAGGTTTCGGCCACGAAAATCAATTCCCTCACGGTAACGGTAAACGGTCAGCAGGCGGCAATCGTCCAGAATGCTCAGGTTTCTGCTGACATCAACAATAACCTGAATGCGATGTACAGCATCAAGGTGGGTGTGGATGCGCAGGGTCGCCAGTACGCTGCGGGGATGGGGATAGGGGTACAGAATACGCCTGCGGGTATGCAGGCTCAGGTGCTTTTTGTGGCAGATCGGTTCGCCGTAATGGCCCAGGCCGGAGGCACGGTCTCGCTGCCGTTCGTTATCGAGAACGGGCAGACATTCGTCAACGATGCCTTCTTCAGGGATGCCAGCATTCAGTTCGGTAAGATCACCGACTCGCTGAAGTCGGATAACTACGCCGCAGGATCTGCAGGCTGGAATCTGCCTAAAAGTGGCAACGCGGAGTTTAATCAGGTGACGGTGCGCGGCGCGATTTATGCCACCAACGGCAATTTCAACCTCACCGGGCCGGGCAACACGACTGTGATTAACGGCCTGGGCGTCACGGTTAATCTTGCAAACGGCGGTCTTATAAGACTGGGGAGCTGGTAAATGCCGTCAGGCTTACTGATAGATTTTAATGACGGGTACCGGATGGAAATCACTGCGGGGCTTCGTGCCCCGTTTTTCTGCCGGACTACAGCACAGGGGTACAACGGGAAATCTGTTCCTGTCGATGGTTACGGCGCAGGAGACGTGGCGGTATTCATCCCCACTGAAAGCGTCAGGATTTTCGACTTCGGGACGGCGCTTTTCCCGTACACCCAGCGTCTGGTTTCCGTGACCCAGAGTGGCGGAACGCTGACAATGAACTCTGTCGGAGACAGGGAGGGCGCGCCTGATTCCTATCAGTGGCCCGGGCAGGTATGGCGTATCACACCGGCCAGCCAGTCAGGTAACAGCGGGTTACTGATTTCCGACTCGACGGATTTCACGGCGCTGACCACTAACGGGAATCTCGGCAGCTGCACCTGGTACGGAACGGTCACTATTAACGGCTCATGGACGCCACCTGTTTCAGGGCTGGTATTTGCGTCCTGGAACAGCCCGACTGCGGTTCTGGAAAATATCGGAGGGACAATATTTTGTTCAACAGACACCGGAACGTATGAGGAGCAGCCCGCGTCCGTGACGGCCCGTGTCGCCATTTTCTCTAACACCGCACCCGTGCCGGGGCCTGGTCTGACCTTCATCAATGCCGCAGGGCAGTGCACCTTCTCCACAACAAGAAAACCTTTCGTCATTAAGTCATTTTTCACGCCGTCGCTTGCGTGGCAGGCGGTTAACGGCATGGTGCCGGTTGGTCGCTATGGATGGGAGACCAGAAGGGCATCGAATGCCGAGTCGTGGAATATCGGCCGCGGGCGCGGGCTCATGATGAGCGGGGGGAGTGTCAAAGGAGGAAGAGGGCGCATTGTCACCAGAAACGACAGACAGAACTGGGATTTCGACAGTAGCGGCATGTGCGCGCTGTCTCTGCCCGTTATACCCGCTATGTACTAATCCCTGAATCCAGGCTCTATTTCGACACCGCTTCGGCGGTTTTTTTATTTCCGGAGAAATCATGATTTACACAACCGGCTCTATCGCAGTCAGCGGCAACACGCTGACCGGCACAGGCACAAACTTCACTGCCGCAGGCTCTCTCATTCGTAACGGCTGCACGGTGATGGCGCTGACCAGCCCGGCGCAGGCTTTCCAGATCACCTCAGTCGACAGCGCGACTGGCCTGACCGTGTCGCCTGCGGCCTCGCCGGCGGTCCCTGCGGGGACAAAATTTGCCATTCTGCTGAGTGACAGCCTGAGCGTGGATGGCCTGGCACAGGATATTGCCGAGACGTTCAGTATGTACCAGCGGTACATGGGCGGTTTTGCGGATGTGATGAACGGCAGCGGAGATGTGACCATCACCATTAACGGTCAGCCTGTCACCGTTCCCGGCCAGAAGTCGCTGGCGAAGAAGGGCGCTAACACCGACATCACCAGCCTGAACGGACTGACCACCGCACTCAGTATCCAGCAGGGCGGTACAGGAGGTAAAACCGCAGCAGAAGCCCGGAATAAAATTGGCGCGGCGAGCTCCGGGAGTAACAGTGATATTACCAGTATTACCGGACTGACGACGGCTCTGAGTATTCAGCAGGGCGGAACCGGGGCTAAAGATGCCTCCCAGGGATGGCTGAATCTGCTGAACGGCAGAACGCCTGCGACCGCACGAGGCGATTTACAACTGGGAACCGCAGCTGTCCGTGATGCCTACAGCACAACCGGCGCCATTCTTTCCGTCGGCGATTTTGGTATCGGTGGAACGTCCGGCGGCGCTATCGTAACAAACGCCAACCTCATTAATGCAAACGGCATCTGGGGCGCCGGCGGCGGCAGTGGTGTGAACTATTTTGATAACTATTCCCCGATTCTGATGATGTTCAGGACCCCAACCACAAGCGGACAACTGCAGGCGACTATCGACGGCAAACTCGCGGTCCGGGGATATAACGGCAGCACGATGAGCGCATGGAATCAGTGCTACACCACGGGGAATACCACCAGGGCTGCAGACGGCACGATTAAGGCTGCATCGCCAATCGTGCGCATTGTGAAAAGCAAAGAAGACTGTACGCGGCCTGATATAGACGAGGCAGACTTCGAGTGGTGCGGAGCAGGCGTGGCGAATGGGCAGGCTGAGGGCGTTACTCTGACCCGTGAAGCGACGGGTGTATATCTTCTCAAGGGCTCTGCTGGCCTGGCTAAGTCCGGGTGGCAAATGTCGCCTCCGCGCGACCCGCAAGGTTCTGGCGATATGGGCATCGTGGAAGCAGAGCAGGCGGAGGATGGCTCGCTCATCATTCGACTCTATAAGCGCCGTTATGTCCTTTCCGATGACGGTGACATCGAACTGCAAAAAGGCGTGGCCATCGACGTACCGCCGACGAGCTGGATCGATGTCCGCCTGGATATGTCGGAAAACAGCATCTGGAATCAGCGTGCTGAGAGCGCACAGGAAGAATAAAAAAGCGCCGGCGACGGGGCAGTTACATTCCGTGCCTTGTGAAGTTTGTATACCACTGCGGCCAACAATATGCCCATATAGACGCACCGGCATAGCGGTGTAGAATAATGGTAATTAGCCATATAAGGATCTGAGTTATGAAAATTATTGCCCTGGTTTTCACTGCTTCATTATCTCTATTTTCCGGTTGCGCCTTAGCTAATGGAGACACTTTGCAGGAGGTATGCTACCAAAGCATGATGTATAGTATTTCAACACAGGTTGCTGGAAACCCCATCAATAATGACGCCAGACTATTAAATGCTACTGGGGCATTTGCGTCAGGAAAATGGCTGGGTGTCGACAGGCAAAGCACAGAAAGAATGATTAAAATGGCTAGCCAAGATCCTAAATCAAGAGAATTTGCTATGAGATATCAGAATGACTCCAGCTTCGCCGAAGCATTCAGAAATTCATTCATATCTGAATGCCATAAAAAGCCCCGCCAATACGTAATAAATTAAGCAAACTCCAGAGTGCGGAAGGAACCTTTAGTCGAATTAAAGATTTAACTTAAGAAAAATACTCGGCTGTTCAATCTGTTGACAATTCTCTTTGCCGCTTCGCCTTGATAAGCTCTGAAATTCAAAATACTGTATATAAAAACAGTATTAAGGAGGCGCACATCATGCCAAGAAGAGACGATATCGAGACAGCATTCAGACAGGCCATAGCTATGGAGCCCAGCGGGCGACGCACGGTTGCTACAGCAGATTTTGTGAAGGTTTTACTCACTTTCAACTGGGACTGGACGCCGCGCGAGGCTAACCAGTGGATTGAGGGCCACGTCAGTACGTTCAAAGATATCTCTCAGCAAGAGGGAGAACTTCGCACGTTCATGATGTACAACCCGAACGGAGGTCTGTGATGGGATTCCCTTCGCCAGCTGCTGATTACATGAATGAAAAGATATCTCTCGACCATGAGCTGATTCGTGTACCTTCCGCGACATACTTCCTGCGCGCCGGCGCAGAGTCCCGGCGCGAAGCAATAAAGAAGGGGGCTTTGCTGATTCTGGATATGTCGGCCACACCGGTCGATGGATCCATTGTGATGTGTCACCTGGATGAGCAGATGCGCATGCTTCGGCTGCGGCTTCATCCTCGCCCGAGGCTGGAGGAACTGGACAGACCGGAAATCACCTACCCAATGACGAGTGATGACTTCGAAGGCCGGCTGGTTTTCAAAGGGGTGATCACCTACATCATCAATGACGCCAGAACAGGGGAGTTTGACGACTGTCCGGTAATGTAATTTGTCAGGAGTTTTACCTTCATTTTACCTTGACTTTACCTTAGACAAATTTCAGGTATAAAAAACCAGCCGTAAAAGGCTGGTTTAATTGGGGAATTTTGGTCGGCACGAGAGGATTTGAACCTCCGACCCCTGACACCCCATGAAAGAGGCTCCTATCTTAAGAGCCGCTCAGTGCCAGAAACAGACGTTCAGGCTATAGAAAGCGATCAAACTAAACAGTCATGAAGGTCTTCTGGCCAAGTAAGTAGCCCTGTGTTAAGTATGGAATATCGGAAATGTCCAGATGCTATCAGGAGCAATTATGAAGGGAAGCTGTCTATGTAAGAAAATCCAATATGAATGTGATGAGCTGGAAGGTGCAATAGTCAACTGCCACTGTCACACCTGCAGAAAAGCACACGCCGCCCCATATGCGCCAACAGCTGGTGTTAAACGCGAAAATTTCAGATGGCTAAAAGGAAGTTAATACCTTAGCTCTTATGCTTCTTCTCCGGATAAACTTCGTCATTTCTGTTCAATGTGCGGCTCTCACCTGATGGCAGAAAGGCCTGATCGAAGCCATGTAATAGTACGTGTGGCAACACTGGATGAGCCACCTTCTTCTGCGGCAATTGCACATATATGGTGCTCTCATAACGTTCCATAGCTCAATGAAAATCAAGACACATCATATTACGATGAATGGCACAAGAGCCACTGATGATAACAGAGGCTAAATTAACAACGAGGTCCGCTTTGCGCTCATATCTGCCGGTCAAGTATCGGGCATTCAGTATGTGAAGCGCGAATATCTGGCTGATGGGCAGAATGACGGTGGTGTCCAGGTGGGGGGCGGGAATTAAAAGAAGACCAAAAAAAGACCGCTCGCGCGGCCTTTGACAAGAGCATCAGCTCTGAGTTGGACTGATTAAGCTCAAAGTAGAGCTGCAAGCTGAGCCGTCACACGGTCATAACAGACAAAAAGCCGATCCTGTAAGGATTGCTGAAATGCGGTTGGTGTATGTACCGTAGCGTGAGCCGCGAGTTTATTAGCGTAATACAACTGTGCAGTCTTCAAGACAGCGATTTTTTGATCTTTACTCATAAATTATCTCCATATCTGAGTAGTTGAGGTACGGGCATCATGCCCGTACAACGCTAGTATAGGACAAGGTGTGAAAACGTTTCACAGAATTTTACTGGAGAAAACAACCAGCAGAACTTGACAGAAAAAGCTGTCTGTCCGGGCTGGGGCAGGAATGACGAAACCGGACAGGTTTACCTGCATCAGTGATACTGCCGCGCCGGTGAGGACCTGCACGCACTGGCCTGAACTGGCGGCTCTTCGTGCCATGGCCGGAGAGGCTTGGGTGTCCTTTGTGTACCAGAAGCGGACATGGCTGTTTTAGCCTTAACCATGATTGAATTTCTTGCAATCCCCCTTGAACCTTGCACGATACTAGCCTTTACTTATTGCTGTCTCTAAGATACCTGTTGGTTAGCTGTACCATTCAAAAATGTAAAACGATCAACGTAGTCACTTGGTTCATGCATTTGTCATGGGTGGAGAACACCTCATGAGGCTTGTTGAGTTCCGAAATTACCTTATAAAAAATGAGGAAGTAGCAGAGCGGTATGCAGAAATTACACGTGATGGGGCATTAGCAAGTGAAAACGATATTCTTCGCTATAGTGCTTTCAAGGTAGGATTCATGGAATATAACCTCATATTGGCTCTTATTGCTCATGAACAAAAATAG